GGCCGGCCGGCACCGGGGACCGGCCCGTACTGCGCCGAGCATACCCAACTTTCCGTCCAACCGAGGAGGGCCGCGTGAGACGACTCCTCACCATCATCGACCTCGTCATCCTCACGGTCGCGTGCGTGGTCATCATGCCGCTCACGATGCTCGTCTGCTCGCTCATGGGCGCGCTCAACGCCGCGCTCACGGCGCTGCTCGGTGCCATGCGCAGGAGGCGGGCATGACCGGATGGGAATGGGCCATCGTGGTCATCGGGCTCGCCGTCATCGTTCTGTGGACGGCGCCATGAGCGTGCGCTTTTACGTCGGGCTCGACCGCCCTTGGGAGGCGCAGCACTTTGAGCGCGCCTGCATCAGCATCAGGACGTTAGCCCGGCGGCGGAAGCCCATCATTTGCCCCGACGTGCTCATCGACAGCGGGGCGTTCACCGAATTGCACATGCATGGGCGCTACCGATCCTCCGTCGCCGACTACGCCGCCGCCCTGAAGCGGCTCCACGACGAGGGGGTCGTCACAATCACAGCCGCCGTCGCCCAGGACTACATGTGCGAGCCGTTCATGCTCGCCAAGACGGGGCTGACGATCGCCGAGCACCAGCGGCTCACGATTGATCATTATGTGGACCTCGCGCGTTGGCGCCTGCCGTTCCCGGTCATGCCTGTGCTCCAGGGCTACCGGCCGGAGGACTACGCCGAGCACGTCACCGCTTACGGCGACCGCCTGACTCCGGGCATGTGGGTCGGTGTCGGCTCGGTGTGCAAGCGCAACGCCTCCCCCATCGACATCGCCCACGTCCTCTCGACGATCAAGCAGGTTCGCCCGGATCTGCGGCTCCACGGCTTCGGGGTGAAGAAAACGGCGCTGACGCACCCGTGCGTGCGGGCGCTCCTCTACAGCGCCGACTCGATGGCGTGGTCGTATGCGGCGCGCCGCCAAGGCCGTGATGCCCACGACTGGCGCGAGGCCGCAGCGTTCGCCGCCGCCGTCAACCACAGGCAGCCCGAAACGGCGTGGCAGATGCCGCTTCAGTTCGAAGGAGCCGCCGCATGATGTGGTTAGCGATCTTCTGGCTCGCCTGCTTCGCCGTGTTCGTCGAGTGCGCTGTCCACGCGAAGGAGGGCGAGTGAATGCGCTACGGCTCCGTCTGCAGCGGCGTCGAGAGCGCGACCGTCGGCTGGCATCCGCTCGGCTGGCAGGCGCAGTTCTTCTCCGAGATCGAGGCCGCGCCGCGAGCGGTTCTGAAACACCGCTGGCCGGAGGTGCCGCTGCATGGCGACTTTACGACGATCCGCGCAGGTCAATACGGACCAACCGACCTTCTGGTCGGGGGAACACCTTGCCAGTCATTCAGCGTCGCGGGCCTCCGAGGCGGATTGGCTGACGAGCGTGGTAACTTGGCGCTTGAATTTCTTAGGCTTGCTCACCGCCTGCGGCCCCGATGGCTGGCGTGGGAGAACGTCCCCGGCGTCCTGTCGTCGAACGGCGGACGGGATTTTGGAGCCATTCTCGGGGGCATGGTCGAACTCGGGTATGGGTTCGCCTACCGAGTGCTTGACGCTCAGTTTGTGCGAGTGGACGGGCACGGAAGGGCTGTTCCTCAACGACGACGCCGTGTGTTCGTTGTCGGACATCTTGGAGACTGGCGCCGTCCCGCAGCGGTACTTTTTGAGCGCCAAAGCCTGCGCGGGGATCCTGCGCCGCGCCGAGAAGCGGGGAAAAGAGTTGCCACCAGCACTGCGCCAAGCCTTACAGGCAGTGGCCGGGGTGTAGCGCGTTCAGGCGAAAGCCGCGGGCAGGATCCTCTCGTTGCGGTTGCCTTCGGCGGCAACAACACCGTCGGCCCCATCGACGTAGCGACCGCCGTGCGGGCCAAGGGGGGCACCGGCCACGGCGACTTTGAGAGCGAGACGTTCGTCGCCCATAGTTTCGTTCCGCCCGTTGCCGACCCGCTCTGCGCCAACGAGCAGCGCACCTACACCCATGAGGGCTGCACCTTCCGCACGCGGAACGTGCTCGCGTTCGACACGACGCAGATCACGCATCCCGAGAACCGCTGCCGCCCCGAGTCCGGCGGTCCCTGCCATCCGCTCGCGAGCGGCGGTCACCCGCCGGCCATCGCGTTCCAGCCCCGCATCGGGCGCAACGGGCGCGGCTACGACGAAGACGCGGTGTCCGCGCTGAATGGGGCCGACGCTGGCGCGACGAGCGACATGCGCCCGTGCGTGGCCTACGACATTCTCGGCACTCCTGCTTCGCGGGGCGCGGTCGAGACCGACATCCATGTTGCCTTGCGGGCGCGGCAGCCTGGGGCGTCAGAAGCCAGCACCACGACCGTCCTGACCCACGGCTGGGCCGTCCGCCGCCTGACGCCGCGCGAGTGCGAGCGCCTACAGGGAATGCCGGACGACTACACCCTCGTTCCCTTCGGCAAGAAACTCATGGCGGACGGCCCTCGCTACAAGATGCTCGGCAACGCGATGGCGGCCAACGTCATGCGCTGGATCGGCCGCCGCATCGAAATGGTCGAGGACATCGCGGAAAGGGCCGCCGCATGACCCGCGCGCTCGCCGACGACCGCCCGATCGTGGTCCGCTTCCGCGGCCGGGAATATCGCGTCTACGGCAACCGCGTCGCCGTCGTCGTCGTGAGCCGGCGTTTCGGTGAGTACGAGCAAGACCTGACGTGCGAGAGCGAGACGCGCACCGCGGTTCTCAAGGCGGCGGCAAGGGTGAGGGCGAGATGAACGCACCCTTCGCCCTTACGGCCCCGAAAGCCTCGAAGGCTCGCGTTCGCCGCGGCGGCTGGTCGTGGGGGCCGGTCGAGGGCGCGAGGCTGCGCGTCCTGTCGCTCGGGGCTGGGGTGCAATCGACGGCCTTGGCGCTCATGGCGGCGCACGGCGAGGTCGGCCCGATGCCCGACTATGCGCTGTTCGCCGATACGGGCGACGAGAGCCGCGACACGCTGGAGACGCTGCGCTGGCTGCAGTCGGGCAATGTCCTACCCTTCCCGGTCAAGGTCATCGGCCGGGGCGACCGGCTCAGTGACAGCTTCCAGCGGAGAACCATCCAGAAGGGCGACGAGGGCGCCGGCCATTTCGTGTCGGCTCCATTCTTCACCGAGAACGGCGGGCGGGCTCAGCGCCAATGCACACGGCACTACAAGGTCGACGTGCTCAAGGCCGAGCAGCGGGTGCTCGCCGGGCTGAAGCCCCGGCAACTGGCACCGCGGGCCGTCGAGGTCTGGATCGGGTTCACGACGGACGAGGTCGTGCGGGCTGGGGCCGCCTTCGACCGCTGGTGCGTCAACCGATTTCCGCTCCTCGAAGCCCGTATGAGCCGCTCCGATTGCGAGCAATGGCTTCGGCGCCACGACTACCCGGTTCCGGTCAAGAGCGCCTGCACCTTCTGCCCCTACCGCTCGGACTATGAGTGGCGGCAGTTGCGGGACCGCGACCCCGAGGGCTGGGCCGAAGCACTTCGCGTCGACTATCTCATCCGCAACTCGCCTCGGATGAAACACCGGGCGTTTTTGCATCGATCGCTCAAGCCGCTGGCGGATGTCGACTTGGCGACAGCTGAGGACGACGGCCAAGGCAACATGCTCGAGGTCTGCGAAGCGGGGTGCGGACTATGACCACCCTCCGCGTCGTCCTCTGCGAGACGCCTTTCGGCCGGCGCGCGTACATGCCCGAGCCGGGCTGGACGCCGCCGGGGCCGATCATCGACGCGCGCGAGCTTGGTCCGCTGGAGTTGGAGCAGGCGCAGCGGGAGGTGCGGCAGCGGTCGGGCGAGGTCTACGCCGACGCGCTGGCGCGCGTGGTGTTCGGCGAGGGGAGGGCGAGGTGAGGGCGCTCACGAGCGGCGGTACCGCCGTCATGGCGAGGCGGCGCGAGCCTCCCGATTCCCTCGACTACTTCCCGACGCCGCCTTGGGCGACGAGGGCGCTATTCGAGCATGTGCTCCGACCGCTGAAGCTGTTTCGCGATCGCCAGGACCAAGCGTGGGAACCGGCTTGCGGCGAAGGGCACATGAGCGCGGTGCTCGAGGAGTATTTCGCCACCGTCATCGCGACCGACGTGTTCGACTACTCCGGCGGCGAACCGTCCCGCTGGCCGCCGGGATGGTGGTCGACCTTAGACGTGCTCGACCCGCACGCGACGACGCCGGTCGCCGACTGGATCATCACCAACCCGCCCTTCAAGACGGCCGAAGACTTCACTCGTCGGCTGGTCCCGATTGCGCAGCGCGGCGTGGCGTTTCTCGTCCGAACCGCGTGGCTTGAGAGCAGGCCGCGCTACGAGCTTTTCCAACAGCACCCGCCCGCGATCGTCGCGCAATTCGCCGAGCGCGTGCCGATGGTCAAAGGGCGGTGGGATCCCGAGGCGTCCACCGCGACCTCGTATTGCTGGGTTCTCTGGCTCAAGGGCGAGCCGACCGGCGGCACGATCTTGATGTGGATCCCGCCGGACCAGCGAACGCGCCTCACGGATCCGCGCGACGCCCGCCGCTTCGCCGTCCGCGCCGAGGCGCCGCTGCTCGAGGGGGCCGCCCCGTGAGCACCGACGAAGCCGCTGCAGCGCAATAAGAGGGGAGGCGACAATGCCTTTGGGCGGGAACAACGACGGTGTCGAGGGCGAGATCGCCGGCTACGTCGATCGGCTTGAGCGCCTCGACGAGGAGAAACGCGCGCTCGGGAAGGACTTCACCGACCTTCTCGAGGAGGCGGCCGGCTCGACCGGATTCGCCAAGTCGTCCTTCCGCAACATCCTCCGCGAACGTCGCAAGAGCCGTGCCGAGATCCATGCGACCTACGTCGAAATGGACGCGCTGCGCCGGGCGCTGAAGATGCGCGACCCACTCCTGCCGATCGAGGAGGACGACGACGCGCCGGGCGTGATGCCGGAGAAGCCGCCGACGGACGACACCTTCATCCCGCTCGCGGAGTCGATCGAGGAACTCCGAGAGCAGCTCGGGCGCACAAGCGGCCCGGCGCCGACCGACGGGCAGGGCTCGTTCTCCGACGGGCGGGTGCCCTGACATGCGAGCCGGCCGAATGCGCGGCGAGCCGCTCCTCTCATTCCCCGACAAGCGCCGAGCCCGACGGTTCGGCGGCGCGATCGCCGAGTGCGCGCCGATCCCGGCCGAGCGGCGCTGGCACATCGACCTCGTGCAGACGATCCGCAAGCGCGATCTCCTCACCCACGGCTGGCGCATGACGCACTTCCCTGCAGGTGAGGCCCGCGACGAGCGCACGGGGGCGCTCCTCAAACTAATGGGCCTCGAGCGCGGCTGGCCGGACCTCTTGTTCTGCGCACCCCGGTCGGCCGTGCCGCTCCGCGTCGTTGCCATCCCTCACGGGCTCGAACTCAAGAAGCTCGGCGGGGTCCAGACCGACGAGCAAGTGGAGGTCGGCAACTGGTTCATCATGAACGGCTGGCCCTACCGCGTGGCCGACAACATCGAGGACGCCTGGCGCGTGCTACAGGGATGGGGCGCGCTGCGGTTGAGGGTGATCACATGAGGTTTCAATTCGTTCGGCGCGACCCCTCATGGCGTCCGGTGTCGGCCCCCCGGCCGAAGCCGGTCAGTCGCGCGATGCGGGGGCGCGTTGCGGCTAAGACCGGAGGCGCCTGTTTCTACTGCGAGAAGCCTCTCGACGTGGAGAGGCCATACAGCCAGCCACCCGCACCTGATTACCTCTGTGTTGACCACCTACGCTCGTACATAGCCGGGGGCGATAACAGGATCGAGAACCTCGTCCCGGCCTGTTGGTATTGCAACGACCAGAAGCGCTCGATGCCGGCGAAGGTCTTCGCCGTCGTCATCGTGCTCCGTGAATTTGTCCGTGGAGGGCGGCCGTGAGCCACCGCGCGATCTCATGGGCGCTCGCGCAGCGCGGTCTCCGTCCGGCGACCAAGATGGTGCTGATCGTGCTCGCTGATCACGCGAACGCGCAGGGCCAGTGCTGGCCGTCGCGCGAGACGATCGCCGAAGAAGCCTGCCTCGGATCGCTCAACACGGTCGACGCCCACCTCGAGGTGCTTGAGGCGGCCGGGTTCCTCATCAAGGAGCAGAGGAAGACCGCCGCCGGCCGGCCGACAACGTTCATGTTTTCGTTGAACCTCGATTTTGAAATGCTGGATAAGCACCTGCAACGAAATAGAAAAACCCTTCAACCCGCCGCTGGGGTGATGTGCAATAGTTGCACATCTGAAGAAGGGGGAGCCGGGGCAACCGAAATTTCAGGTCAAACTGCACATCGCGATGTGCAGGAATTGCACAATACGTCATGTGCAGAAACTGCACACGAACCTTCCAAGGTTAACCATCCCCCCCAACCCCCAAAGGGGGAGCGGGGTGTGCTTGCTTCGCAAAATTCGGAAACCAAGGACCCCGACACCGAGGCCCGGGTCGAACGCTTCCTCGCTGCGTATCCCGTCGACCCGAGCGACCGCGTCGCCGGCGAGCGCGCGTTCCGCAAGCTGTCGGCCACCGACCAGGAGGCGGCGCTGCGATGGGCGGGGACGTACCTCGCCGACTGCCGAGCGAAGGGCCGCAAGCTGAAATCGCCGCAAGCGTACGTCCGCGACCGGGTGTTCGAAGGCTACGCCGCAAGCTCGTCGACATCCGCATCAAGCGGCGGCCGGGTGTGGATCCGCGAGGGCTCGGCGGAGTGGGAGGCGTGGTTGGCGTATCGCCGAAAGCACGGCGGCCTGACGGTTCTCGGAACGCTGTACGCGACGGATTCGACCGAGCATCGGGGCAAGGGCCGTTACGAGCCGACGCGGTTCCCGCCGGGGCACGTCGAGCATCACGCGACCGATCCGCCGCCCCAGCTCTTTGCGGCACGGTGAGCGCTCGCCGTGACCCGCATCATCCGAGTCTTCCCGCGCAAAACGAAGGCGACGCCGGACGACAAGCTCGCGTACTTCGGGCCGCCGGACCTGTTCGCGGAAGCGGACGAGGTCCACGTCTCGGTTACGTTCACCTACGACAAGGCGGCCGCCGAGCGGCTCGCCGAGCAGTGGAAGTTCGTCGCCCCGGTAAAGGTCGGCGGCGTAGCCTATGGCGACACGAGCCTAGAGTTCATCCCCGGGCGCTACATCCGGTCCGGCTACACGATCACGTCGCGCGGGTGTCCGCGTCGGTGCTGGTTCTGCGGCGTCTGGAAGAAGTGGCCCAAGGCTAACCCGCTGCCGATCTATGACGGCTGGAACGTGCTCGACGACAACCTGCTCGCGTGCCCGCGCGATCATGTCGAGGCGGTATTCGCCATGCTGCGGCGACAGAAGGGCCGCGTGGCGTTTACGGGCGGCCTGGAGGCGCTGTCCCTCCAAGACTACCAAGTCGATCTTCTCGCCAGCCTGACGCCCAAGCCGACGATGTTTTGGGCCTACGACCCCGGCGACGAGTTCGAAACACTCGAATATGCCGCGCGCCGGATGCTCGCCGCCGGCTTCACGGCGGAGTCGCACCGGCTGCGGGTCTATGTGCTGATCGGCTATCCGAAGGACACCTTCGACCTTGCGGAAAGACGGCTGCGCCAGATGGAGTCGATCGGCTTCACGCCGATGGCGATGCTGTGGCGCCCCGAGACGCCATCCCAGGAAAGGCACGCCCCGCCGCCCGAGTGGCAGACGTTCCAGCGCCGATGGGCTCGCCCCGCCATCATCCACGCCCGGCAGCCCTGATGCGGTACACTCCCATGCATGGGCGACACGCTCACCCGTCCGATGGCTGCCACGCAGTCCGATGATCGCGCCTTATGGGAGGTCGTGTGCGACGCGATCATTTGGGCCTATCGCCAGAAGCCGCGGACCGAACTCGCGGCGGCGGTCATGGCGCTGCCGACGATCTACCTCGCCACGAAGCCGAACCAGCGGATCGCGCTTCACATGCGCGGATATGTGTTTGCGCTCGGCGGGGGCGACGCCCTGACCCTCGCGCTGGTGTGCGCCGAGCGCCTCAATGTTCCGCGCTCGACCTTCGAGGACCGATGGCGCGCCGCCTGCAGGATCATCGCGAGCGAGCTCCGGCCAGCCGACCGGGCGCTGCTTGACGCAGCGGAAGGTGCGGCAAAGCGTTGAGCATCATCAACAAAGATTTTGCTTGACATCCGTAAAGCCGAGGTTCGACCCATAGGCATCTAAGCACAGTCTCCGCGCCAAGACGGAGCCAAGGCGCGGGGCAGACCATGACAATCAGCAGCAAGCGGGCGACGCCGCCCAGCAGGGGACGTGGGGCGACGCGCCCCGTCGTCCTATCCCACGGTTTCGATGGCCGATTCGAGCCGTCCGTCGCTACCGTCGACGACCCCTATGAAGAGGGCGCGAAGCGCGAGGTCGTCGTCAATCTCCGCCATGACGTGCTCACGCATTGGCGGGCTCGCCGGATGATCGACGACGCCGAGTTCGCGGCGGGTCGCTGGTTTCAAAAACTGTGGGAGCAAGCGGAAATCGGCACGCTCGGCGCGATGCGCTACGACAAGCCGATGGTCGACGGGGGCAAGATCGGCGATCCGCTCAACGACCAGGTGCTCGAGGCGCACGGCGCGTTGAGCCGGGTCGCGGCGGTGCTTGGCATCATCGACTATCCGCTTATGTGCCGCGTCGTCGGGCAGGGGCACACTATCGAGGTTGAGGCGCGCACCTATTGGAACGACAACCGGCTTTATGTCGGGGCCAGGATCAGAGACGCTCTCAAAGTGTTGGCGAACGAATGCGGGACTGGTGGAACACTCGAAGCGGGGAAGATGCGGGCGAAGCGGTGAGCGTCAACAAAATGGCGCACGACTACGCCCGCGAGCGTTTCGTCACGCGGGTGGCGCGCTCACGACGGGCCGACGGAAGGCGCCTCTACACCGACGAAGAGGCGAGTGGCTTCGCCGACGATATCGACGCTATGATCGACTCAAAGCTCGAGGCTAGGGTGAAGTCGATCGAATCGCGCGTGAGGGAAGTCGAGCGGGCGCTCGCGGAGTTGAAGGCACCATGACCGCCATCGTCGCCATCGCCGGGATCCTCGCGCTCGCCGGCTGCCTAGCCACCGCGACGACGCTCCTCATGATCCCGCCGCCGAAGGGGAGTTGACCTATGAGCTCGACCCCCCTATAGGCGTCATGCCGAAGAACCGCGCCCCGAGCCTCACCGCCGGGGCGTTTTGCGTTTCTGCAACCCTTCCCTGAAAGTCTGACGATGTGAGCATCCTCACCCGATGCGCCGCGGACCTGCGCGCGATCGCGCTGGCCGTCGGCAAGCTGCGTCCCGGCTCACCGCGCTTTGACGGCGAGCAATTCCGGCTGGTGCAGAGCATCGAGCACGCCGCGCGCCAAGTCGCCACCGCCGCGATCACAGCCGAACCGCCGAAGACAGCCGAGAGGCTGACGCCCCGCGCCTGCGCCGAGGCCGTGTTCAGGAAGCCATCATGAGCGATGCGCCCGACTATTTGCGGCACGTCGCCGATAAGCTCGAGGCCGCCGCCCCGTCCGATGTCGTCATCCGCGCTGCGGCCGCTCGCGGGCTTCGCCAGATCGCCGAGGAACTGATCACGACGGTCGGCACGCAGGCCCGAGATTGGCCCGACAACGTCGTCGTGATGGCCGATTGGAAGGCGCGCAAGGCGGCCGAAAGGGCGGACGCCGCAGAGGCGTGATCGCTCGCGATAACCGTCCTTCTCGTTAGTAAAATCGGGGCGGGCGGATCCATCTCGAGCGCCTTACGACGCAAGGGTTTCACGTGAAACCGGAGCAAGCATAAATCGGCGGTCTACTTCCGCCGCGCTAGTCCGGTTCCATGGGCTCCGAATACGGCAGCGGCGTAGGCTGGTGAAGACCGAGAAACTTAGTCCAGCTTTGCACCCCACTCTCGACGCCTTTGCCGGCCGGACGACGCCTACCCTCAGGTGCCGAAGCGACCATTATTACAGTAGGCGGTAGAATGGAATGTTTGCCGGTGCCGGTCGCGCCGGCGGATCTTCAAGACAACGCCGAGCTCCCGTTCACCGCCGCCTTCGAGGACGCCCTCGGGCTGGCGCGCGGGCTGGCGCTCTCCTCGAAGAGCGACGCGACCCGCAAGGCGTACGCCTCGGACTGGAAGCACTTCGCCGCCTGGTGCGAGCGCGTCGGCGCCGTCGCCATGCCGGCCGAGCCCCACACGGTCGCCGCGTACCTCGCGCAGCTGCAAGCCGACCGGAAGAAGATTTCAACGATTGACCGCCGTGCGGCGGCTATTGCCTACGGGCATCGGCTGAAGGGTGCATCCCCTCCCACCGCAGCCGAGCTGGTCAAGGCGGTGCTCCAAGGTGCCCGCAGGCGGACCAGCGTCGCCGTTGAGCGTAAGGCTCCGGCCACTGCCCGCGCCATTGCCGCGATGCTGAAACGCATCCCGGCCGACACTCTTCAGGGGAAGCGCGATCGCGCCCTCCTGCTGATCGGATTCGCCGCCGCTTTGCGTCGCTCAGAAATTGTAGCTCTTGATGTCACAGACCTGGAGCGCACCAGCGACGGCGTTTTCGTTCACATTCGCAGATCGAAGACCGACCAGACCGGCGAGGGCCATGTCGTTGCTGTTCCGCGTGGCTCTCGTCTTCGTCCTGTGGAAGCTCTGGAAGGATGGCTCGCCGCGGCTGGCATCGACGCCGGCCCCGTGTTTCGACGCATCCGAAAAGGCGGACGGATCGAGGGACGCCTCACCGATCAGTCCGTTGCGCTCATCGTAAAGCGATGGGCGTCGGCCGCTCGCATGGATGCCACCCTGTTCGCGGGGCATTCACTGCGGGCCGGCTTCGTTACCTCGGCGCTCGAGGCGGGCTCTGACGTTCTCAAAGTGATGGACGTCACCCGCCACACGGCCGTTCAGACCCTCAAGGGTTACGACCGCCGCGCCAAGGCATTCAAGGATCACGCCGGGGGGAAGTTCCTGTGAGCAGACGTGGGTTCGCTTGGTACTTCACCCGCAAGACCATCGGCGGGTGCCGCTACGTCACCGGCATCGACCGCAGCCGCTACACGCCGCACCAAGGCAAGCGCGAGATCGCACGCCGCGCTCGGCAGATCGCCGCCGGTCAACTCCGAGTGAGCGCATGACCGACCTACGCCAGTGGTGCCTCCTGCTGTCGCTGCAATACGCGACGGCGGACATGACCATGGTCGATGTCGTGGCCCACGCCGAGATGTTCTACATGTTCATTGCCAAGCCGACGGTGCATTGATGCACCCGCTCGCCCTCCTCCTCGACGCCTACTTCCGCGCCGCCGTCCTGATGACGAGCGCGAACGCGCAATTCGTGTGGCTGATGCTGGGGCGGCGCTGATGTGCATTTTGAGCGTCATCCTCGGCGGCCTCGGCTCGGCGCTGATGGCGACCGCCCTCCATCACGACGGGAACGCCTGGGCCTTCGTGTTTTTCGCCGGACTCGTGACGTTAGTGGCGGCCTTGTTCATGGCGGAGTGCGATTGATGCAATTCGCCCTGTTCACCGTTTGGTGGCTATTCGTCATCGGGCTCGCCACGGGAGGCGTCGCATGATCACCGACCGCGACACAGGCGACGAGACGCGCCACGTCCGCGCCCGCTTTTGGGCGGTGCAGCAGGCGGACAATGATCTCTATCTCAGCGTTCACGGCAACTGGATCGCCGACGAGTTCTTCGCCTATCGCTTCACGTCCGAGGACGCCGCGCTCAATCACATCGTCGTGGCGAGCAACGGCCGCGGCCGCGCGGTTGAAGTGGTGATCGTGTGACAATCACCCTCGGCTGGTGGGCCTTACCCACGCTCGTGACGCTGGCCGTGTGGGCCTACGCCATTCTCTGGCCGATCCCGAATGCTCGCGGCGACTACAATTTCGGAGCGGCCTTCACGTTTCTAGCGAGGCTGGTTCTCGCCGTCGTGGTGACGAAGGGCGCTTGGCTCGTCTATTTCATCGGCCTGGCTGTTCTGCCGTGACCGGCGACGAGTTGCGCCGCCTTCAGCGCGAGCAGGCGATCCTCCAAGCAGACCACGAGCCGGAGCCTATCTCCCGAGCTAACGATGGTCAGCAAACAATATGTCAGCAAACAATATGTCAGCCGACCATAGGTGAGCCACACCTCCCGCAGATGGCCCGCGACTTCTACGGCGCCCGCGAGCTCTCCGAGATGTTCCGCTGCCTTGAGCCGGGCTGCGTCTGCAACATCGAGTGGGGCGACGACGGCGAGCCGATTATGACGCCTTTGCATGACCGGAAGGACTAGCCTCTACTCCGCCGAGATCGCGGAGAGCATCTGCCATCGCCTCATCGAAGGCGAGACGTTGCGCCAAATCTGTCGCGACGAGGCAATGCCGGATCGGGCGACGGTTCATCGCTGGCTTGCCAGCAACGAAGCCTTTCGCGACCAGTACACGCGCGCGCGCGAGCTTCAGGCCGACAACTGGTTCGAGGAGATCGTCGAGATTGCCGACGATTCCTCTCAAGACATGATCTTCACCGACGAGGGCGAGCCGCGCATCAACAGCGAGTTTGTGCAGCGCTCAAAGCTCCGGGTCGATGCCCGGAAGTGGGTCGCTGCCAAGGCCGTCCCGAAGAAGTACGGCGACCGGATCACGGCCGAGCACGTCGGCAAGGACGGCGCATCCCTGATCGTCCCGACCGTGGTAGTCAAATCTGATGAAGCCGACCCCGACGCAGGCTAGGTTCGCGGCGTCGAAGTATCCCTTTCCGGCATTCGTCGGCGGCTTCGGATCAGGCAAGACCGCCGCCGGCATCCTGCGCGCGATCGCGCTCAAGACGCAGTGCAGGCCGCAGAACGTCGCCTATTATCTGCCGACCTACGATCTCGTCCGCACCATCGGCTTTCCGCGCTTTGCCGAGATGCTCGACGGGTTCCGCATCCCGTTCTCGCTGAACAAGACTGCGGCGACGATCGACCTGCCCGACTGCGGCCAGATCGTCTTCCGCACGATGGACACGCCGGAGCGGATCGTCGGCTACGAGGTCGCGCATAGCGTCGCCGACGAGCTCGACACGCTCGCGAAGGACAAGGCGCGCGACGTTTGGAACAAGATCATTGCCCGCAACCGGCAGAAATGCGGGATGCCGAACAGCGTCGCCGTCGCGACCACGCCCGAGGGCTTCCGCTTCGTCTATGAGCGCTGGCAGAAAGCGCCGGCGCCAGGTTATCGGCTGTATCGGGCCAAGACCTCCGACAACGCCGCCCACCTGCCGGACGGCTACATCACCAACCTGCAGAACAGCTATCCGACCGCGCTCCTCGCGGCGTACCTCGACGGCGAGTTCGTCAACCTCGCTGCCGGATCGGTCTATCCCGACTTTGACCGGGCGCTGAACGCCTCGTCCGAGACGATCCGACCGAACGAGCCGCTCCACATCGGCATCGACTTCAACGTCACGCAGATGGCGGCGGTTGTGTTCGTCCTGCGCGACGGCACCCCGCACGCGGTTCAGGAATACACGGGCGTTTTCGACACCCCCGCTATGACGGCGCTGCTTCGCTCGCGGCACCCCGGCCATACGATCTTCGCCTATCCCGACGCCTCGGGCAAAAGCCGCAAGTCGAACGACGCCTCGGCGGCGGACATCTCGCTGCTGCGCTCGGCCGGCTTCACGGTGCTGGCGCATCCGACCAACCCGGCGGTCAAGGATCGCGTGCTCGCGGTCAACGGCGTGCTGCGCGACCGGCGGTTGAGGGTGAACGTCGACCGCTGCCCGGCGCTCGTCGAGGCGCTTGAGCAGCAGGCTTACGACAAGAACGGCGAGCCCGATAAGTCGGGCGGCCTCGACCACGTCATCGACGCGGCCGGCTATTTCATCGCCTACAAGTTCCCGATCGTGAAGCGATCGTTCCAGCATCAGGAATTGCGCCTTTGATCGCTCAGAAGCCCACCGTCGCGACACCGTCGGCGGAACACGCCCGGCTGTCCGACCTGTGGAGGCTTCCGCGCACCCTTATGAGCGGCACCCGCGCCATGCGCGCCGCCGGCGAGACGTACCTGCCGAAGGAACCGGGCGAGTCCGACGCCGCCTATAAGACCCGCCGCGACCGCTCGACCCTGTTCAACGGCTTTCGCAAGACGGTTCGCGACATGCGCGGCAAGGTGTTCGCGAAGCCGATCACGCTCGGCGACGACGTGCCGGCGCAGCTCGTTGAATACGCCGAGAACATCGACCTCGCCGGCCGCAACCTCGACTCGTTCGCGTTCGACGTGCTGGGCGACGGCCTGCAGACCGGCATTAGCTATGTCCTCGTCGATGCCCCACCGAAGAGCGGCGGCGAGACCAAGGCGGACGAGCAGCGCACCGGCTGGCGGCCTTACCTCGTCCACATCAAGGCCGAGAACCTGATCGGCTGGAAGTCCGCCACCATCGAGGGCGTCGAGACGCTGACCCAGGTCCGCATCCGCGAGTGCGCCACCGAGGACGATCCCGCGAACCCGTGGGCCGAGAAGGTCGTCGAGCAGATCCGTGTGCTCGAGCCAGGGCGCTACCAAATCTGGCGCAGAGTCGAGGGCAAAGAGGAGGTGTGGGCGCTGTTCGAGGAGGGCACCACCGGCCTCGACAAGATCACGCTCTGCCCCGTCTACATCAACCGCACCGGGTTCATGACCGGCGAGCCGCCGCTTGAGGATTTGGCGGACATCAACGTCGCGCACTGGCAATCGCAGTCAGACCAGCGCAACATTCTTCACGTCGCCCGCGTGCCGATCCTGTTCGGCTCCGGCATTCAGCAGGGCGAGGGCATCCCGCAATTCACGGTGTCGGCCGGCTCGCTGACGCTGGCCTCCGACCCGAACGCAAAGCTCGGCTTCGTCGAGCACAGCGGAGCCGCGATCGGCTCCGGCCGCGAGGATCTCAAAGACCTCGAATTTCAACTGCAGACGATGGGCCTCGAGCTGCTCATCCCGAAGCCGGGCGGGCAGACCGCGACCGGCGAGGCGATCGACCAAGCCGCGATGCACGCGCCGCTCGCCCTCATGGCCCTAGCGCTCAAGGACGCGCTCGAGCAGGCGTTCGGCTACATGGCCGAATATGCGGGCCTCGGCACCGACGCCGGCGGCTCGCTCACGGTCAACACCGATTTCGGCGTCTCGATGCGCGACGCAGCGGACCTCACGGCTCTGCTCGGCGCGGTCAACGCCGGCCACATCACGAAAGAGACCTTCCTGCGGGAGCTGAAGCGCCGCGGCGTGCTCTCCGACGAGCTGGTGCCCGAGGAAGAGGTCGAGCGGCTCGGCGACGAGGCGCCCGAGCTCATGGGCGAGGCGCTGCCGTTGGGTAGCGGTACCCGCGACACGGGAACCTTGCGGTTTGGCGACCCGGACGGCGGTGCGGCACTCGCGCCCGCCCCCGCCGTCGATCTCGCTGCCATCGAGGCGATGATCGTCAAGGCGATCGGCGCAATCCAATTCCCGGCTCCGCAGCCGCAGGCGCCCGCAGCGCCCGCCGAGCCGCCGGTGTTCAACATCAACGTCGACGTGCCGGCGCAGCAGCCGCCCGTCGTCACGGTCGAGGCCGCGCAGATCACCGTCGAGGCGCCGCAAATCCACATTGCCCCGCCCGGCGTGAACGTGGACGTGGACGCCCGCGAGGGCACGACGCGCACGACCGTCGAGGAATGGACGGCTGAGGGGCGGATTAAGTCGTTTGTGAAAGAGCCGGTTGCCGAGGAGCGTTCGTAACAAATGAGACACGGCAACCGCGCGCGCGAGACGACCGCCACCACCGGCACCGGCACGATCACGCTCGGCGGTGCCGTTACCGGCTTCCAGACGTTTGCGAACGCCGGCATTGACGGGATCGTCTCATACGTCATCGAGGACGGCGACGATTGGGAGATCGGCTACGGCGTTTTTGCCGCCGCCGGCCCGACACTGACGCGCCAGGTCATCCTCGAAAGCACCAACTCCGACAACGCGCTCGACCTGTCCGGCGACGCCGAGGTCATGTCATCGCCGATCGCGCAGGAGCAAATGACCATCGGCAAGAGTATAGCGCTCAACGCCGGGCAGGCGCTTCCTTAAAGGCACTGCGCCACTGAGGCTCCAATCCAGCCGACCACCGCGCCGACGATCGTGCATATGATCGAATAGGCGAGCAGCCAGTTCGGACGCGGTGGCCGCGGCGTGTAACCGACGCTGCCTCCGCCAGCACCGCAAAAAAGTATCAATCCGTCGCTCGCAGGGTCGACCAACCAACCCTGTCCACCGCTGCCGCCGCTCGCACCCCGCGGATCAAAGTTCTTTTCGCTCATCGCACCCTTTCCGGCCCGCCCTCTGAGGCGGGCTTTTCATTGAGGCAAACACCAGCATGGCAGCGAACACCGCTCCGATCTACTCCAGGATTGCCGACGTGCAATGGGGCGCGGCGCTCGCCGCCGCCAACACGGCGACGGACGGCACCGGCACGGTTGAGACCGTGTTCACGGCGGACGCCACGCACGGCGGTTATGTGGACCGCATCGTGGTTCAGCCGCTCGGCACCAACGCCGCGACGCGCTGCTCGGTATTCCTCAACAACGGCGCCTCGAACGGCACGGCCGGCAACAACGCGATGATCGCGCAACAGACGCTCGCCTCGACGACCGCGTCCAACACCGCCGGGCTCACGTCCTACGAGATCCCGATCCGCATGGCGCTCCCGGCTGGCTACAAGCTGAACGTCACGATCGGCACCGCCGGCACGGCCGGCTGGATGTTCACCGCCGTCGGCGGGAAATACTGATGAAGGCCGTCGTCGGTAAGGGCGGCAAGGTCGTCAACGTCATCAACGTTGAGGCTTCCGCACCCGAGAGCGAGCAGGAGTTCGTCTATCTCGTCGACAACGCCGTGATCGTGAACGTGGGCGACAATTTCGATCCGCGCGACCCGAAGGTTGACGCCATCGACGTTGCGACGTTCCGCGCGCTGTTCCGGCATGAGAACCTGATCCGGCAGTTGATCCGCGCGCTGCGCGCCACGTCCACGGCGGCGAACAAT